TAGTGTCTATAGAATAATCCATTATGTTGATACTGCTCCAAAACTTAGTTGTGTAACCATAAACCCGAGAGCTTCTATTGAAACAGTCGAACTAGAGGTAAACTTCAAAGAATGGGTAAAAGCATCAGGGAATGTTAAAGGTATTATTCTTGTAGTAGTAATTGTAGTGCTTGCTGGGAGTGTATCAAGTGTCTCGTAAGTTGCACCATCCTTAGAATATGTAACTACTACATCTCCACCCGACTTATACCTAACATAATACGCAGAAACTCTGTGCTGTAATGTTGGGTCTCCAAAGGAATAATGTGGTGTTCTTGCTTCTACTGATATCGTTGATGTTCCTGTACCACTGTCTGCATCTGTTGACCCTGTATTCATTTTATAAGTAGTAATGGCTGTCTTCTCTCCATAGTATAAATCTTTAGAACCTACACTGTTTATGAATGTTGAGTACACGACTGGTTCATCATCTCTTGAGTTCAATGTCCATACCCCCGAAGATATATCAAACACATACTCTGCATTAGTCGTAGCACTTGCTGGTGCTCCAGATACTGTTGATAAGTCACCTACTGACAAGTAATACTTCCCATCAAAACTACCTGCTGCTATCTGTCCATAATTACCTGTAGCAATCAAGTTAAACAACCCATACCCGTCAACGTCATCTTTAATCTTTTGAGAGATATCGATAGGCCTTGAGGAGCCATTGTATAAGTAGATAGCTTCCCTATCCATCCAGATAAGGTTTCCATCCACATTCGCAATAGACCTTTCATTCACACACCCAAACCCTACTATCTTAGTGACCCATGTTGATAGTGGGTCCCACTGGTACATATTGTCCTCATCAAAACTGATAAAGTTTCCTTGAAAAGAGGTGATACCTGTACACTTCCCGTCCTGAGTCACATAATGAGGTAAAACATAAACAGTATCGTTATCCCATGTTGAAGTGTCTCCATCTGTTGTTACTACTGTAGCACTTGTAAATCCTGTAATGAATCTCAATACACCTTCTGTTGTGTTGTACAAATATGCAGCACCCTCATTGTTTGCTTCGAAGATATCTGTAGTTACTGTTACAGTGTTAGCTCCAGCTATATCTGCATTAGCTGCACATGTTCCTGTTGAATCGTGAAATATATCAGAGACTGGTTTCGTAAAGAATATTACATTTGGTTTTATGCTGTTCCCACCTACTGCTAAGATTGCTTTATTAACTGCTAACTGACTTCCACCTATCAATGGAGCTATGTCTGTTATCGTTGTTCCTGTTGTATAAGACAGTGCTGTTGCTCCGTCCTCGCTACCAATATAAAGTCTGTCTAAGAAGTTAGCCATATTTACCTTCTTACTTGCTGGCCATTCGTCTGTGTCTACTGCTGCCCATGTAGCTGTTCCTTCTGTAAGCTTTTCTAAATCTCTGTTAGCTATCCTAAAGAATGTATGTGTACTGTCCGATTTATCATAAGAACCCAACCCCCATACTCTATCACTCCCTGCTGTTGTACTTCCTAACTTTGTTGTTCCCTTTCTACTTGCCCATACCCCCAGCTTGTCCAGGATTACATTCTTTAAAAGAGAAGATTCATTATTCTCAACCATACGTTCATCAACGGATTGGTTAATCCCTCCACTGAGGTTCTGCTTCCATTCTATTTTCGGTCTTATATCTGTTCTCATTTAGTCCTTCTATACATTCGACTTATATTTCTTGATGGAGTTACTCTTGGTGTACTCCCTGCTCTTGTTAGAGCGTAGTTACCAACCATGTCAGTCTTTGCAATTTGGTACTTCTGCTCAAACCTGTCTGCTTCGTCTAGTCTCATAAGCTTTCTCATAGCATCAGCAGTACCACCAAGTACTAACAGATTGTGACTTCCCAGAGGCAGTCTTGGGACGTCAGCGTCTGCACTTAATGCTGCTGGTTGTTCTACGTATTCTATTTCAATTCCATTAGCTACATTCTCTGAAGCTTCTGGTAGTATTCCAATTGCTGTTGTTGGTACGTCACTTATCTTTACTGTAGTAGGGTACCAAATAGGGTAGCTCTCGTGGTATATTTCATCTCCATTAAGTAATGCCTTGTTCTTATCTTTGTAAACACATGTTGTGTAATAGTCATCATCTGTATCGTACATAACACTAATCTTTCTAATCAATCTTGAATCTACTGCGTTACCACCAAGTCCAAACTCATGCCCTAATACATATATTACATCCCCATCCCAAGTGTCTGCTATTGTAGTATCAACAGTCACTGTGGTTGCCGAAGTATAAGCTGTAATCTCAGCCTTCTCTCCATCTGTTGAGTTATACACAGAATCACCTACCATACCGTTATTGAAGATGTTTCCCGTAGCTACAAGAGTTGTTGACGTGGAAGAAGCCGAAGCTGTACCTGATGTTTTGTAAAGGTTAAGCTTACCAACCTGAAGATAATCTTCTGGGTACTGGTTAGATAACATTGGGAAGAGTTCGTCTAAGTATCTGTCGTTTGTCCAGTTTCCTATGTCTGTAGCTGTAATATCTTTAGAAGCAAGTAAGTCGCCACTAGAGTCAACATAACCTATATTTGAACCTATCCTCTTTTTTATATTTGCAAATGTCATTAGATAGTCCTAATAATTTTATATAAACATTGTACATTTACGAACCGTCCATGTCCACGACCACACCCTGCAGAGGATATCCATCATAATTCATGCTGCTGTCTTCGTAAGTGTGTATCGAACTGTCATATACTGCTGTATTACTTATATACTCATCTGTAACCGTTAATTCATTTCCACTGCTATCTACTGCTGTTAATTCATTCCCTTTCGCATCAGAGATTTGATTTATAAGCCAAGATAAAGAAGGAAATATATCTGCAAGGATTAGATTGCCAAACTCAAATACATTGACGTTAGAATCGGAAGGAAGGTCAGTTGTCTTGTTGTCACTTACTGAGTTTTGATTTCCATTGAGGTCTGTTACTGTTGCCATGATTAATTTAGGTTATAATAGTACATTTTATATACTTAGATTCAACAGTTATATCTGGTGATGTACTTCCACTTGCTGACAGACTAACCTTGTAGGTGTATGTTCCAGCAGCTACACCACTGTCAACATAACCTGCGACTGACCCGACATTAGCTATTGTTTGCCCAGCTCTTATCCAACCAGATAGAGAAGTTACTTGCGTAGCATCCCTGTATACAAAGAGATTAGCTCCATTAATAGTACCATAAGTAACCATTGCTCCTAACTCAACCAAAACATTATGTGTCCCTGTTGGAACAGTTACGGATACAGACCATCCAGTTACATCGTGTTTATCTGCATCTCCTGGATTAAAAGCATCAGAGGAATTATCTATACCAGCAAAGACTAATCCTGTTACTGTCTTGTTTGTAAGTGTTTGTGTATCATCTATTGTAACTACATCCCCAGATGTTGTTCCTCCAAAAGTATTGTCGTCTAATTGGTTAAGCTCCGCTGTACTTGCTGTTATTCCATCTAAAACGTTTAATTCATCTTTAGAAGAAGTAATATCTGTTGCACCGCTTGCTAACGTATGTTTGTGACCTGGGTTGCTTGAACTTGTATTAGAAAGTTTATAATCCAAAGAACCTACTACAGCACTACTATCTGCACCGACCTTGGCTTCAAGGGCCTCTACAGCATCATTTGCATCCGAGTGTTGGTCGGCATGGCTTGGACTGTTTAAATTGTCCGTACTTGCTGGATTACTTAGTGTGTCTATCGTTATAGGATATGTAATTGCCATTTCTCTTAGACTAAATTAATTTATACATTATACATTATGTTATATTCTTAAACGCTGGCAAAGGATACTTAGTTCCTACTGTTGGTGTTGAACCTTCTGTGTAATAGACTTTGATAGCTATATTATCTACCATTATCTGATTATCACTTATAGGGCCATCGTTAACTTGTTTATACTCAACACCTACCTCTATCCCATCTATAACGGAACCTGTAGGAATAGCAAATCCAAAGTTTGTAGTTTTTAAGTAGTTAGATATCGTTGGTAAATACTGGTCATCAAATGCGAAAACAAAACCAAAGTCAGAGTCGTTGATATCAGAAGCAGACCATGTTTCACCCCATTTATCACTGCTTCCTCCATAAGTAATAGTAGTCTCCGAGTAAGAACTTAATTCACTAGATGTATTAGCCTTATTTGTTGAGCCAATAGACCCATCTGCAAGTACTAATTGTGCATATTCTTCATAAGGCCATTCGTGATAGTTATATTCACCAGTGGCATAAGTATTATTGCTTGTTTTTGCATTATCTGGGTCAGACCACGCCACAGCTCCGACTGCACTATCACTTACTGCTGTCCCTGGATTTGTAAAACCTGTATCAGCCATGTTGTACTCCTATAAAAAATAATATCATCGCTATCTTAATTGCTCTCCTTAATAAAAATAAACATACTATTACTGCTATCCCTATTATATATGGTAGTAGTTTTTTCATTATAAATAATATTCAAATTAGGAGCTTAATAATTGTATTGAAAGAAATGTAGAATGAGCACCTGCCTCAATATTTACTGCACTTCCAGTTGAATGGGCTGCATATACTTGTATATATTGCCCAGAAGTCAGATATGACACACAAGAAAAGGTAGTTGCTATAGAAGATGTTGAATTTGGTGATTTAGATAATTGTTCTAAAGTTCCATTTTTCGTTACTCTAGCCATGCCTTGTGTTGTTGCACTTCCCCAAAATAATTGCCCTGCTACTAGATAAAATCCAGTAACTGGTGCTGTGAATTTATAATTCCCAGATGTATTTGTAAAGTCTCCACCTCCATCCCAATCTTCAGTAGCAAATGCTACTAAAACAGTTGAGCCACTTGCTATAGACTGATTACTCGTTAAACGAACCCTACACCTTACATTTTGGGTAACTGCCTTATCTGTGAAGTTAATTGTTGGATTAGTTAATGTTTTGTTCGTTAATGTCTGTGTAGCAGAATCTCCGTAAGCCTTGATACTCTGTTGTGAAGCTACCTTCGTAGCACTATCATCAGACAAGTCATCTTGGTCTAAGAAAGCAGTACCACTTATAGCTGTGTTTAGAATTGGGCTTGTAAGAGTCTTGCTAGTAAGTGTTTGTGTATGGTCTTTAAATACAAACTCATCATTGCCTGTCAGAAGTGGTAATGTTACTGTTCTATCTGCTGCCAAATCACTAGCTGCAAATATATATTGATGGTCTTCCCCTCCATCAATTATGCTAGGTGTAGTTAATTTTGCTGACGGGATATATGCATTATTAATACTGTAAGTAGCCATATTAATATCACCAGACATTGTTGTCGCTCCAAGGGTCTTGTTAGTTAGAGTCTGTGTGTCAGTTGTTCCTACTATTGCTCCAGTAGGTTTTGTAACTTGCTCTACATTAGTTCCATCCCCACCTAAGAGTCCTGTTAAGTTTGTTGTTGTACTTGTTGTTATGTTGTCTGGACCTGTTGGGCCTGTAGGTCCTGTAGCTCCGACAGCACCTGCAGTACCTTGAGAACCTGTTGGTCCTGTAGGTCCTGTAGTTCCGACAGCACCTGCAGTACCTTGAGAACCTGTTGGGCCTGTAGGTCCTGTAGCACCTGTAGGACCTGTCGGACCTCTTTCTACAAATAGCTCCCATTTACCAGCTGCTAAATCCGTACTAAATGTTCCAGATGTATGAGCCTCTACACAAACATATCCACTTCCCTCTTCCTCAACTGTGTCGTTTAAAACATACGCTGTAGAGGTAGCCCATGCACCTTCCCATTCAAAAGTTGTCCCAGTAGGACCTGTAGCACCTGTAGCACCAACGGCACCAGCAGTACCTTGAGGTCCCGTAGAACCTGTAGCACCAACGGCACCAGCAGTACCTTGAGGTCCTGTAGAACCTGTAGCACCAACAGCACCAGCAGTACCTTGAGGACCTGTAGAACCTGTAGCACCAACGGCACCAGCAGTACCTTGAGGTCCCGTAGAACCTGTAGCACCAACGGCACCAGCAGTACCTTG